GCTTTTTATCGGTCGCTGTCCAGATCTTAGCGATGCGACGTGCGCGGCTGATCATTACCTTGACAGATGCCTCTGATTTACCGCCAGCGATTAACCCGCCCTCATAACCGCCGATGAACTCCGCGGCATCCTCTTTCGTTTTAACGTCAGCTAGTCCCTTGATCATTGCCGCGACTGGTTTCTTCTCTGCGTCTAGTTGTGCTTTTGCAACAATAGCGCCAGCGCCTTTGATATCTATGTTAGTCATGATATTAACTCCAGTTAATTCTTAATTGAGAATCATTCTCATTTGCCCTCACGGAATTGTGGTGACAGGGAAAGTATCTCAAATCCTGTGGAGAATGTCAAATTAACTCCAGTTAATCTAGACCTGTGGAGTACCATCATCGACTCACGCACCAGCACATCACAGACCCTGTGTCAACAACGCAATTACCGTGCCAATAGCAATATCCATGCCAAAAACTACCACGGGGGGCCGCATACTATACAGCGTTACGTAGTAGTAGCTACTCAGCCACAAAAAAGAGCTAAATTGGAAAGCGTTGTTACTAGTACTTTGCGTTATATATCAAAGATTTACTAGAACTTCTAGTTATAAAGGTAATCTGCACTGTAAAATCACAGAATCTGTGCTGTAAATACAATGTTTTTACCCTACAGGGGTTGACAAATGAGTAAAAGTATGCTATAATATATGTATATATAGAACTATAGCGGAAAGTACGATGCATTAAGACTAAGTACTAGTGCATATTACCCACAAGTATAGATAACAAACCAGAAAGCAAACTAGGTAGAGCCTATACAATATGGAAAACAAGAAGAATCCTGTCGGTAGACCTAAAAGAAGTTCTGTTTCTAGTAAGGCAAAGGGAAATAGGAAGTCTGTTGGACGCCCAAAGGGTGATGCAGCAATCATTAATGAGTATAAGGCAAGGATGTTAAACTCGCCTCGCTCTCGCGCCGTGATGGATGCAATATTTGATGCAGCACTAGACCCAGAAAACAAGAATCAGTCAGCAGCGTGGAAGTTAGTTATGGATAGAATCCTTCCTGTTGCTGCATTTGAAAAAGATATCGTTAAAGATGGTGGACGTAACGCCATTCAGATCAACATTAGTGGTGTTGGTGCTGTAGAGACTACTAATGTTGGCGAACCTACAATCATTGAAGGAGAAGTAGTAGATGAATCTTAAGCATTTTGACCCTTCAGAGTTTAATTGTCAGGTTACTGGTAACAACAACATGGAGAAAGACTTTCTAGAAAAGATGGACGAGTTGAGAGAAGCGTGTGGGTTTCCTTTCACAATCACCAGTGGGTATCGACACCCAACTGAGCATCCGATAGAGGCTAAGAAAGAAGTACCTGGATGTCACGCTCAGGGAATCGCGGCGGATATAAAAATAACAAACGCCGTGTTTCGCCTTAAGATAGTAACAAAGGCTATTGAGCTAGGATTTACAGGTATTGGTATTGCTGATGACTTTGTACACGTAGATACACGCGGAACAACACCCGTTATGTGGACATATTAGTGGATCTTGACATTGAACTACTGCCTTGGCAACAAGATGTCTGGGCAGACAGTACACGATTTAAAATAGTAGCGGCAGGACGACGAACAGGCAAGTCTAGACTAGCTGCTTGGATGTTGATTGTTAATGCATTGCAAGCAGATAGAGGACATGTATTTTATGTTGCGCCGACCCAAGGACAAGCACGAGACATCATGTGGCAGACCCTGCTTGAGCTTGGCAATCCTGTTATCTCTAATAGCCACATCAATAATTTACAAATCAAGTTGGTCAATGGAGCAACCATTAGCCTCAAAGGGGCTGATAGACCAGAGACAATGCGTGGGGTGTCGTTAAAGTTTCTTGTTCTAGACGAGTACGCAGACATGAAACCCGACGTATTTGAACAAATCCTAAGACCTGCACTAGCTGACCAAAAGGGCTGTGCGATGTTTATTGGAACACCTATGGGTCGTAACCATTTCTATGACTTGTATAAATATGCGGAGCTAGATGATGATCCGACTTACAAAGCTTGGCACTTTACTTCTTACGATAATCCTATTCTTGATCCAGATGAAATCAATATTGCTAAAAGGTCTATGTCTTCTTATGCGTTTCGCCAAGAGTTTATGGCGTCGTTTGAAGCTCGTGGGTCAGAAATGTTTAAAGAAGACTGGGTTAGTTTTGGAGAAGATCCAGAAGAAGGTGACTACTATATTGCAATCGACTTGGCGGGTTTTGAAGAAGTAGGTAAGAAACGAACAAAGAACACCAAACTTGACGAGACTGCTATATCTGTAGTTAAAGTAGGAGACAACGGGGATTGGTTTGTAGAGAACATTATATATGGGCGTTGGACATTAGATGAAACAGCCGTCAAGATCTTCCAAGCTGTGCGTGATTACAGCCCTATTTCTGTTGGCATCGAAAGGGGAATTGCAAAACAGGCAGTTATGTCTCCCTTGCTTAACTTACAAAAGAAGTACGCACAGTTTTTTAGAATTGAAGAGTTAACGCACGGTAACAAAAAGAAAACAGATAGGGTAATGTGGGCGTTACAAGGCAGGTTTGAAAACAACACTATTACCTTAAACAAAGGTGAATGGAACAGTAGATTTCTTGACCAACTGTTTCAGTTTCCTGATCCATTGACGCATGACGATTTAGTTGACTCACTTGCGTACATAGATCAATTAGCTAACGTCCCTTACGGTATAGGGGATATAGATTTCGACGAGCCTGAAATTTTAGATATTGTAGCAGGATACTGATATGACTGAACTATATGAACAAGATCCATTGATGATCCAAGAGTCTCTAGAAGATTGGGTTATAACTAAGTGTGAAGATTGGAGGGATAACTACGAAAGCAATTATGAACAGAAATTTGAAGAATATTATAGATTATGGCGTGGTCAATGGAGTGCTGCTGACAGTGAGCGTGGGTCTGAGCGTTCCCGTATTATTTCTCCTGCATTACAACAGGCAGTTGAGTCTAATGTTGCTGAACTAGAAGAGGCTACATTTGGTCGTGGTAAGTGGTTTGACGTTAGTGATAACTTTGGCGATACAGACAGACAAGACGTACAGTTCCTTCGCAACAAGCTTACAGAAGACTTTGAAAACTGCATGGTACGTAAGGCCGTTGCAGAGTGTTTGATTAACTCAGCAGTGTTTGGTACAGGCATTGGTGAGATTGTCATTGAAGAAATGAAAGAGATGGTTCCTGCAACTCAACCTGTTATGGGAGGTGATCTACAAGCCGTTGGTGTTAACATTACTGAGCGTGTCGTTGTAAAGCTTAAACCTGTACTGCCTCAAAACTTCCTAATAGACCCCGTAGCAACATCTATTGAAGACGCTATGGGTGTAGCTATTGATGAGTTTGTCAGTAAACACCATGTAGAAATGTTACAAGAACAGGGCGTATACAAGGATGTTTATGTTGGTTCAGCTGCTCCTGACACAGACCTAGAGCCTGACCAAGACCTTACTGTTTACAGTGACGACAAGGTACGCCTTACTAAGTACTACGGTTTAGTGCCACGAGAGCTTCTAGATTCCGCTCTAAGCGACGATGTAGAAGAGCTGGTAGAAGAGGAAGGGTCTGAATCAAAGTACGTAGAAGCCGTTGTAGTGATTGCTAACGGCGGTACGTTACTAAAAGCAGAAGCTAATCCTTACATGATGGAAGATCGTCCTATTGTTGCATTTCCTTGGGACGTAGTACCCGGACGCTTCTGGGGTCGTGGTGTATGTGAAAAAGGATATAACAGTCAGAAAGCTCTTGACACTGAGTTACGTGCAAGAATAGACGCACTAAGCCTTACCATTCATCCAATGATGGCAATTGATGCTACACGGCTACCAAGAGGTTCTAAGCCAGAAGTACGTCCCGGAAAGATAATCCTAACCAACGGAGACCCTCGTGAAGTTTTACAACCCTTTAACTTTGGTCAAGTTAATCAAATTACTTTTTCTCAGGCCGGAGCCTTGCAGCAGATGGTACAGCAAGCAACAGGAGCCGTTGACTCAGCAGGAATTGCAGGTCAGGTTAATGGCGAGAGTACTGCCGCTGGTATTAGTATGTCTCTTGGCGCTATTATTAAACGTCATAAACGCACACTAATTAACTTTCAACAATCTTTTTTGATTCCTTTTGTTAAGAAAGCAGCTTATAGGTATATGCAATTTGACCCCGAAAATTACCCCGTGGCTGATTATAAATTTAACGCTAGTAGTACTTTGGGTATTATTGCAAGAGAATACGAAGTAACCCAGCTAGTACAGTTATTACAGACTATGGGTAAAGACTCTCCTCTGTACAACACACTGATACAGTCAGTGGTTGACAACATGAACTTGTCTAACCGTGAAGAATTACTTGCAGCACTTGCTCAAGCTTCACAACCTAACCCTCAAGCACAGCAAATGCAACAACAAGCACAACAACTACAGATGCAGTTCCAACAGTCACAGACTCAAGCACTCTCTGCTCAGGCTCAAGAGTCACAAGCACGAGCTGCTAAGTTAGCTGCTGAAGCTGCTGTTGTACCGCAAGAACTAGAAATAGATAAGATCAATGCTATCACTCGAAACCTTCGTGAAGGTGATGCTGAAGATAAAGAGTTTGAACGCCGTATGAAAGTGGCTGATACTCTCCTTAAAGAAAAAGCAATAGAAGGTAAGACTAATGTTAATAACGCAAAAAGAAATGCAGTCCCTGCTGGACCAAGTCAACGACCACTTCAAAGGGACGTTCCAGCGCCTCAAAGTCCTAGAGGACCAGCTGAACCAACTGGAAACCAAGGTGGAGGAATTATCTAATGGCAAAGAAGCACCCAAGCGTAGAACGGGCGGGGGTAAGCGGGTTCAACAAGCCCAAGAGGACGCCTAGTCATCCGACCAAATCTCATGTAGTTGTAGTTAAGTGCGATGATGGTAAAGTAAAAACTATTCGGTTTGGCGAGCAAGGAGCTAGTACCGCAGGAAAGCCTAAAGCAGGGGAGTCAGAAAAGATGAAAGCAAAACGAAAATCTTTTAAGGCTCGTCATGCCAAGAATATTGCTAAAGGCAAATGCTCTGCGGCATATTGGGCCAATAAGGTTAAATGGTAATAAATTATGAAAGTTAAAGCCCCGGACGGTCATCACTGGATGAAGAAAGGTAGCAATTACAAGTTAATGAAAGATCCTGCTGGTGGTTATAAGCCCCACAAAGGCGCGTCTAAATCAGCAGATTTTGCAGTTCAAAAAGTCCACAAAAAATAAGGAGAGCGTTATGCCCGGTAAAAAGAAAAAGAAAGTTAAAAAGCCATACAGCTACAAAAAAGGCTTGACAAATGCATAAAAGTGTGGTATAATATAACTATATAATATAATAACAGAGGAAATCATGACTCCCGAGCTTGAAACTTATTTTAATAATTACAACGAACTCTTCAACCATGAAGGTTTCAAACAACTCGTACAAGAGCTTTCCACTAACGCACAACAACTAGCAGACATACAAACAGTTAAAGATCTGGAAGATTTACATTTTCGTAAAGGCCAAGTCTCTGCTTTTGCTACTGTCATTAACCTACAAGGAACTATCGAGGCTGCTCGCGATCAAGCTGAAGCAGAAGATGAAGGTTCTGTAGGTGTTTAAAGTATACGACTTCCGTTGCACTAACGGACATGTCTTTGAAGAATTTGTAACGTCAGATGTCACAACCAGTAGGTGCGGTTGTGGTGCTAACGCTACAAGAATGGTATCTGCCCCGTCTTTCCACCTTAATGGCTCCGATGGTTCATTCCCCGGAGCTTCTATTAAATGGACTAGGGAACACGAAAAAGCAGGTAGTAAATAGTAACTCCATAATGATTATAATCACGGAGATTAATAATGTCAAGAGCAACATTAGTTGACCCGCAACCGGAAGTGGAAAACGCGGATAATATAAATGAAGAAGCAAATGAGACTCAGTACGAGGAAGAAGTAACTGAACAACCTCAAGAGCAGTCTACCGTTCCAGAGAAGTATCAAGGTAAGTCGCTGGAAGAAGTCGTACAGATGCACCAAGAAGCTGAGAAGCTTTTAGGTCGTCAGTCCGGTGAGGTAGGAGAACTTCGTAAAGTGGTTGATGATTACATTAGTAGTCAAGCACCCGCGCAAGCACCTCAACAATACGTTGAGCCTGAAGAAGATATAGATTACTTCACTGATCCACAAGGTGCTGTTAATCGTGCTATTGAGAACCACCCTAAAATTAGAGAAGCAGAGCAGTACACTGTTGAGTATAAAAAGCAGTCGTCTCTTGCTACGCTTCAAGCTAAACACCCAGATATGCAAACAATACTAGGAGACCCTAAGTTTGCAGAATGGATTAAAGCATCTAAGATTAGGACTCAGTTATTTGTAGCGGCTGACCAAGGTTATGATTCTGATTCTGCTGATGAGCTATTTACACTCTGGAAAGAACGTAAAGTAGTTGCACAACAGACTGTCGATGTTGAAAAACAGGCACGGAAGCAAACACTAAAAGCAGCTAGTACAGGTAATGCACGAGGCAGTAACCAAGGGACAAGGAAGAAAGTATATCGTCGGGCCGATATTATTAAACTTATGAGAACAGACCCAGACCGTTATACAGCATTAGCCGATGAGATTATGGCAGCTTATGCGGAGGGTCGAGTAAAATAATCTAGGAGATTACAATGGCTACTCAAACTTATCCCGGTACGGTTGGCGGTGGAAGTATCGTCAACAAAACAGCAGCTGCTACTTTTATTCCAGAAATCTGGAGTGATGAGATTATTGCTGCATATCAGAAGAACCTAAAGATGGCTCCTCTGGTCAAGAAGCTTCCAATGACAGGCAAAAAGGGTGATGTAATTCACATTCCTAAGCCTATCCGTGGCGCTGCTTCTGCTAAGGTTGCTGACACTGCTGTCAACATCCAAGCAAACGTAGAAGGCGAATTGCAGATTTCTGTTAATCGTCACTTCGAGTACTCACGTTTTATTGAAGACATCGTAGAAGTACAGGCGCTTAACAGCCTCCGTCAGTTCTACACTGAAGACGCTGGTTATCAGTTGGCTCTTAAGGTTGACACTGACCTTATGAATGCTGCTACTGGTTTCGGTGACGGAACTATGGACCTTGCTGCTCCTTCTGGTGCTGACTGGGAAAATAGCAACTCATACTTCTTTGATGCCGCAGCAACAGGTGGTACTCCATTAAGTTTGTTTGATGCTGCTGGTGGACACAGTGTAGCTGCTGGTGACGTATTTAGCGATGCTGGCTTCCGTCAAGCTATCCAGTTGTTGGACGATGCTGACGTACCAATGGACGGACGTTGCATTATCGTTCCTCCAGTAGTACGTAACACCATCATGGGTACTGAGCGATTCTCGTCTTCTGACTTCGTATCAGGACAGACTGTTAACACTGGTCTTATTGGCAACTTGTATGGCGTAGACGTTTACGTTTCATCTAACTGCCCAACACTCCAGTCTAATGTACGTGGCTGTATCATGATGCAGAAGGACGCTCTTGTACACGCAGAGCAGATGTCTGTACGTTCACAGACTCAGTACAAGCAAGAGTACCTCTCAACGCTGTTTACTTCGGACACTCTTTACGGTGTTCAGGTATACCGTCCAGAAGCTGGTCTTGTACTTGCTGTTTACGACGCGTAAGTAGTTCTGAGGGGAAAGCTGGCGACAGTTAGTACCCTCATTTTATTTCTTCAAAACCTACGACTACTTTACTGAGAGCGTTAAGCCATGACTGACTATACAAAGACTACTGACTTTACATCAAAAGATTCCTTACCGTCAGGCGACTCAGGTAAAATCATTCGAGGCGCTGAATTTGGTACAGAGTTTGACAACATTCAAACAGCGGTAAACTCTAAGTCAAACAAAGAAAACCCCTCCTTTACCGGCAACATCACAGTCACAGGCACTGTAGATGGCCGCGACATTTCCGCTGACGGCACTAAATTAGACACCATTGAAACTAGCGCAGACGTTACTGACACAGCCAACGTAACTGCCGCTGGCGCTGTAATGGACAGTGAGTTAACTGACATCACTGCTGTTAAGGCGTTAAACCAAGGTGTTGCTACCACTGATAGCCCTACATTTGCCGCTGTTACTTCTACAGGTAATGTTACTGTAGGTGGTACTGTAGACGGTCGAGACGTAGCTACAGACGGTACAAAGCTAGACACAGTTGAAACCAATGCAGACGTAACGGATACTACTAATGTTACTGCCGCTGGTGCCTTGATGGACTCAGAGGTTACTAACTTAGATCAAGTAAAAGCCTTTGACTCTGCTGACTACGCTACTGCTGCACAAGGCACTACTGCTGACAACGCACTGCCTAAGACTGGCGGAGCAATGACTGGTGCCATTACTACTAACAGCACCTTTGATGGACGCGACGTGGCAACTGACGGTACTAAGCTGGACGGCATAGAAGCCTTAGCAGACGTCACAGACACAGCTAACGTCACAGCCGCTGGCGCATTGATGGACTCTGAGCTAACAGACCTTACTGCTGTTAAGTCTCTGGATCAGGGCGTTGCTACTACTGACTCACCAACCTTTGCAGGTCTTACGACTACAGCAGACATGACTTTCGGTGACAACGACAAGGCTATCTTTGGTGCTGGCTCTGACCTACAGCTCTATCATGATGGGTCTAATAGCTATGTACAGGATGCAGGGGACGGAGCATTAATTTTAAACACAACTAATGGTGGCGGTGTTTATGTTTACTCTGCTGGCGAAACAATGGCTACGTTCAATAGCAACGGCGCAGTCAACCTTTACTACGACAACGCCGCCAAACTAGCCACCACCTCCACAGGCATAGACGTTACTGGCACAGCCACGATGGATGGGCTTACTGTTAGTTCAACTACTCCTGTTATTGATGTTTTAGCAAATACAAACGAAGACGCTAGTTTGCGTTTACGAGAAAACGGAACGGGCATTGTTGGTGCGGAGTTTACCTATGATGGTGGAGACAACGCACTCTATTTAAAAGTTGGTAACAATACAGATACAAAACGTCTTTCTGTTTCTCGCGACACAGGAGACATCAGCTTCTACGAAGACACTGGCACGACTGCGAAGTTCTTCTGGGATGCGTCTGCGGAGTCTTTGGGTATTGGCACTAGCAGTCCACAGGCGTCTATACACACTGAAGGCGATGTCATAATTGGCACAGCTACTCACGGCGCTTCTTACGAAGGTGTATTACAGATTGCTGATGGCGCTGTAAATGGAAGAACTGCGGTTCTTATTTACAACAACCATCCCGACCAGTTTATGAAGTTAGGTCAGGATGTAAATACAGCATTCATTGGTAGAGATAATGCAGACGAGTTTGCTATTGGTTTGTTTGATAACGCCTCAGATACAACACTAGACAAGCAGTTTGTTATAGATGCTAGTGGCAACGTCGGTATTGGTACAGACAGTCCAGCAACCTTGCTTGAGCTTTCCGCCAATAATAACGGTGGTGCTTCAAACAACACACTTAGGTTTACTGATACAGATACCGTCACTGAGGCTGGTCAACAAATAGGAAAAATCGAGTTTAAATCAAATGACGCAAGTGGCGATGGCGCTTTGGTTCGTGGATTTATTAACTGTATTTCTGAAGATGCCTCCCCCTCTTCTGCTATTACTTTTGCTACCAACGCTGGAGGTGCAGGAGTAGCGACAGAAGAAGCCATGCGCATCGACTCAAGCGGGAATGTTGGTATTGGCAGTAGCAGTCCAGATACCCATTTACATGTTCAAGGTTCTTCTGGAGAAATAAGAGTCCAAGACACTGGCTCTGGTGGAGGCATAGTATCTTTTAGGGACAGCGGAACAAGCAGTATCCCAAGCATACAAAGTTCAGGAAATAATCTGCTGGTAAACACTGGCGGCTCAGAACGTATGCGTATCGACTCAAGCGGCAACTTGTTGGTTGGGAAGACTAGCGCAGGTTCAAACAATGTTGGTGCAGAACTACGCCCACAAGGTTACATCTTTGGCACGGGCGACGGCATTAATCCCTTGCGTCTTAATCGTCAAACTTCTGATGGAATGATTGCAGACTTCCAGAAAGACGGCACAACAGTCGGTAGTATTGGTACTGCTTCTAGTCGAGTTTACATAGGTACAGATGATACAGGCTTAAGATTTACTAATGATGAAATTACGCCGTTTAACCCAAGTGTTTCTGCTGATAGAAATGGGACTGTTGACTTAGGTGGTTCATCAACACGCTTCAAAGACCTTTACCTGTCAGGCGGTGCGTACCTAGGCGGCACAGGTTCAGCCAATAAGCTAGACGACTACGAAGAAGGGACGTTTACTGCAACTTTAAAAGGAAGCACTGGCGAACCCGGAACATTGATTACAACTACAGGTTATTACACAAAAATAGGTAGAGATGTTACTTATAACATTAGTTTTGAAAATGTTAATACAACAGGTTATTCAGGGTCTGTGTCTGTATCAGGACTTCCATTTGCTAATGGTTTTGGTCGTCATACTGCCGCCGCTGGTGTTTACTCTTTAGCATCTTGGACTGATTTTGTAATTGGCGTATCTGGGCAAGCAACTACAACTATAGATTTAATGGACATAAGGTCAGGAAACTTGTGGGCTTCCGCACAACATAGTGCTGGTACTACACGTTACTTGTGGCTATCAGGAACCTACATGACAACAGCCTAATTATCTCAAGTGGATTCTTGAGACGGACTAAAGGAGAAAGACAATGGCATTAACTAAAGAAGTAGTAGCAGACAAAATCGAAGTAGTCACAGGACAAGACGAGGACGGCAACGACGTAACCTCTGTTCAAGTACGGACTGCTACTAAGGTACTCGAAGACGGCGCTGTGATTTCACAGTCTTATCACCGTCATGTAATTCAATCAGGTGACGACTGGACATCTGAACCACAGAACGTGCAGGACATCTGCAACGCAGTATTTGGAGACTAACAATGGCTACATGGACTATAGCAACACTTGAGTGTAACTTG